TTGAGGTATTGAGTGCCGTCGCCGTTATTGACCACGTATGGCGTGATTGTCGTAGTTGCCGTAACTGTTCCTAAGTTAGGGTTAGGGCACGGGTCAGCCACCGTAATCGTGTCACTAGGCCCAGAAATGGTTCCGTAATCGTCAAGCCCTGAGCCCGCGTAGACGGTGACTCGCGGGGACGCGCACCCGATTGGAAAGTCGCTGCTGCGGACGTAGCAGTTCAGCGTGTTCCCAGCGCAGTCGGCAGGACCAGCCTGGCCTATCCTGTTTGGCACTGTGTTTGAAAAGATCCAAGCAATGATAGATGCGCCGTTGCAGTCAGAAATGTTTGGACAGTCTTCAAACGCTGGTGCTGGCGGCACGCTGTCAAAGTAGGAATAACCACGAAACTCCTCGCCGCAGGGCGAAGGGCAACATCCGCAGACCATCATGGCACCCGCAGTCGTATGTAGGTCGCGGTCGCTGTTGTTTGAATGAACACTGCTGTGGCAGTCGCGGAAACAACCTTGATCGTAGCCGTGCTTGCAGTCACGCCGGTCACGACATTAGTGGAAGCAGTTGTCTTAGTCACGCCGACCGTGATGGTGCAACTCGTAGTGTCCAGTGTCGCCGTGACCGATACATCCGACAGGCTCGTAAAACTTGTGCTTGATGTAGAAACGCCAGTGACGACGCTCTGCGAGGCGGTGGCAGAGCAGTACGTTCGCTGCTGCGTCTGCGTCACAAAAACCGCCGTCTGTGCTTGCAGCACCGGCACCACCAGCCACCACGACGTACCCTCTCGCCCGACGATGCAGTTCTCGGCAACTGAGTGATTGTGCGTGATAGGCCAGGATAGGTTCATCACCGTCTGCGTAGCGGTCGGTGCGTACGCGAACGTCACGACCTTGCTGGCGTTGATCGCCCATGAGCCAGTGAACGTCGCGGCCCGCACTTGCTTCGGCATCCGCTCAGGGAAGCGAGCCTCAAACGTCAGCGGCTTGCCTTGCGGTGTCGCCAACTCTGCGGCACGTACCACGCCCGCGATCCGCTCGGCGGACTCGAACGTAAACTGCACGGCGTCTTGCGGCCTGCGTGCCATTACGGGATCGGCCCGAACAGGGTGGTGAAGTCCGCTTCGGGGTTTACTCGACGCTCAAGAATGTCCGGTAGCCCTGCGGTCTGCTGCCCGCTGGACAGCGGCATCACCGTCGGGCTCGCTATCCATTCGCTGTTTTTGAAGTCAAAAACCATGCACCGTCGCTTCTCACCACCGACAAGAAAGTTCCAGCCAACATCGGGAATCTGAAGCACCCACCCTGTCTGGCGGTATTGCAGTTTCCATTCGGCGGCCCAAAACGTGTACGTAGTAGCGAGAATGATTTCGGTGGCGAGGGTGACGTTCCCGCCAATGACCTTCCAGCGGTGGGGGTCAACTCCCAAATACTCATCAGAGTTGACCGAGTTCGTGGCGTTGATCTGCGCTGATGGAAACGCGGCGTAGTTTTTCTTCACCGTCGCCGTGATCATGCTCTCGGCGGTGACAAGCCCCTGGAGGTAATCGTTCGCGGAGTTGACTAGCGGGCGAAGCGTACTGCCGTCGTAATAGGTGAGTGCCGCAATCTCGCTCGGCGTGGCCTCAAACGACCATACGGCAGCGCGGTCAGTCGGCACCAGAATCTCTTGAGCGTTGACCTCGCCGTATTCTGCCACCACCTCAATGTGATAGGGCGAGTCGCCGAACCGCTCGTTGATCGTGACCTTGCGTAGATTGTACGCCGGCATCGTCGGGTGCGAAGTGCCGTATGTTCCGAAGTTGCAGGCCGTCGTGATCTGTGTCTCGGTCGGCGGATTGCCTGCTAGCGTGTTGTCGCTCAGCACAACCGCAAAACGGCGGATGGCACGCGACGTGCCACCCAACTCTTCCTCGACTGTGCGTGCCAGTTCGGTGGCAGATACAACGCTCACTAGTTGAATCCTCCGACGCGGTTCGCACCGATGATTGCGACAGGCGCATTAATGTTGGCCAACGCTGACTGAAGAAGGTTTTTATTGATCTGCTCAAGCAGTTTAGTCTGGAGCCTCGCCTGGATCATGGCAGGGTCTTGAGCCGAGGCAGCCAAGTCAGTCACTAGCGTGGCACCCTCGACGGTGCGGATATCGGTGGCCTTGATCGTCTGCGCGCCAAGCGTGTTGAGAGCCTTTAGCCGCTCCTCTTGCCGTGTCGCTTCTGCGGCTGCGGCCTTCTGCTGCTCCTCAAAGAATCGCTTCTGCTCTGCCTGTTGTGCCTGCTGTTGCTGCTGCTGGGCTTGCAACGCCTCGTCCCGTATCTTCTGCTGCTGTTCCTCGTAAGCCGCGCGACCGTTGACGATGTCCCGCTCCTTCGCCGCAACCTGATCAAGTTGCCCGAGCCGCGCCGCTGCCGCGTTTGCCGCTGCACCATCACCGTCTTGGCGTGCTGTCTTTATTTCTTCCTGAACCCGGCCCATTTCCTGTTCAATCTCAAGCACGCGGCGGGCTGACTCAAGCCGCTGCGAGTCGCCGCCAAACGCGTTGAGGGCTAGTTGCTCATCGACAAAGTCGTTGACCGCCTTGCGTTCGTTCGCCAAGTCCTCAACGGCTTTGACCTGCACGGCGTACAAGTCTTTGACACGCTGCACTTCTACGTCGTACTGCTCCTTGGTGTAGAAGCCGTTGCTCGCCTCAGCCCGTGCTTCAGCAATGCCGTCTTTCAGTTGCTGCGCAGCGGCTTCGCCAGCAGCACCAAACTCTGCGGACTTCGCAATCAGTTCAGTGATCGAGGAGTCAACGCTGCTAAACGCTTCGTCAAACCCGCTGGAGAATCCTTGCCGCAATGCCTGCTGCTGGGACTCCAGCGAAGTCTCAAGTGCGTCGAGTTGCGCGAGTCGGCTAGACGCCGCTGCCTGCTGCGATACGTCGTTTGTCCTCGATGCCGCAGCAAGTTCTAGAAGCGTATCCGCCTGCGCTCTGCGGATATCCCTGAGTGCCTGCTCCGCTTTGACAGACTCAGCACTCCCGCTCAACAACGTCTGGATGCGTTTCTCTTCTTCAGCGGCCTGTGCCTGCGTGGCCTCTTTTTCGCTACGTCGAAGTGACTCTGATTTTTCCAACTGGACGTTCAAGTCTTCGTTGAACCGAACCATGATTGCTATTTGATCGGCTGTCAGTTCGCCAGCCTCAAGCATCCCCTGGAACGCATCGACGCTCGACGCTGATTGTGTAAGAAACGTAGACGCCTCGATCCCCGCCTCTTCTAAAAACGCTTGCAGTCGTTCTTCGGTCTCAGCGAGGTTTAGTTCAAGCCGCACCTCCGGCTTTCGCTCGTTCTCAATCTTAGCAATCATCGCACCAATGAAGTCCGCACCCGCCCCTTCGCCAGCGGCCGCAGACCCTGCGCCGACGCCAGTGAAGATGCCGTCGAAACCTTCTTGGGCATTTGCGAGAGCAGCGTTGGCCTCCTCGACGTTTTGCTTTATCGCCGCAGCAGCAGAGGCTTGAAGGTCTCTGCCCGTCTGCTCCAGATCGCCGCTGACGAAACTGCCGATGGTCTCAAGGATTTGTCCGATGCCTTGCAGCAATCCGTTCCCGGCAAGTTCAAACAAGTTGGCAACAAGCCGCAAGCCTTCAGCCACGGCCGTGAACGCACTCGCTGATGAGTTGAAGTTTGAGCCAGCGTCGGCAAACGTGATTCCAAGCGAGTCAAAGTTTTTTACGAACGCATCGAATATCTCTGCGAAATACAAAGCACCCTGGAGGAGCGTGTCGGTGATCGCGTTCGCAATACCCGTGCCACCCTTGTTCACGCCCGTACCTTCAAACGTCTCGACAAACTCAAGGAACTGATCAGTCACGGCGGTGACAGCGGGTGCAAGGTCGCCAATGACCTGCCCGATGATTCCGTTCACAGTTGCTAGGACTTGGTCGAAGCCATCGTTCATCTCAGCAACGTTATTGACTTGCGTTTCGCTGACGATGACGCCGAGCCGTTTGGCCCGAGCCTGGAGTTCTTCAATGCTGTCTGCACCCTCGCGGAACAGCGGAGCGAGTGCGGCACCTTGCTTTCCAAAAATCTCCACGGCAGCGGCTGCACGTGCCGCTGCGGTTGGCAACTCTGAGATGGCCGCACCAATCGCAGAGAACTGCTGCTCTGGAGACAACGCTCGCAGTTGCTCGACGGATAGGTTGATCTCCTTGAGCGACTTGTCGAGCGCGTCGCCAGGGGTCGCCTTGCCAATCGTGATCGCTAATCGTTGAACAGCAGAGCCGAACTGCTCGGTATCGACGCCTGCAAGTTTTGCGGCAAAAGAGTAGCTCTGTAGTTCCTCAACACCAATACCGGTTCGGGCGGACAAGTCGTTGAGCGAGTCAATGCCGGAGTTGACGCTCGACACCAGCGACGTAACGCGACCGGAGATGTCGCGGAAAACGCTGCCTAGAGCCCGAAGGCCATCGAAGAACAGCCTGCCGATTTCAATGCTTGCAAGGATGTTCGTGTTTCGTACCAGCGACTCTAGGCTCTTGTCTGTCTGGGTCGCTGACGCACCAGCCTTGGTGAGATCAGCACTCGCTTTTTCCATAGCCCGGTTGAATGACTCTTGCGAGATGCGGCCTTCGCGTAAGTGCGTGTTGAGTTCCTGCATCTGCTCGTCGTAGCGTTCCTGCGGAGTCGCGTTAGCCGCAACAATACGTGCGGCAGCGGCAATCGCGGCCGCCCGTTCGCCCTCAGCGTCTGCTTGAATCCTTGCGGCCGCCGCGTTGTCGCCGCTGAACTCTGCCCGTGCCCTCGCGGCAGTTTCTTCGGTGATCGCACCTGACCGCAAAAGACTCTCAACTTCGGCAAGGCTCGCAGCGCGGTTCTCGTCTGCGGTCGCAAACCGCCTTGAAAGTTCCTCACCCTGGCGAACGATGTTCAGGCGTTCCTGCTCGGCAGTCGCAGCGGCAGCGGTCGCCCCGGTAACGTCATCAATCGCGCGGGCGTATGTCTCCTCGCTGATCCTCCCGTCGGCAATGGCAGCATCCAACTGTGCCACCGACTGAGCGCGACGCTCGGCGTCGGTGCTGTACTTGGTCGTGATCGCTGCCGCCTCCGACTGAAGGCGGCTAAGTTCTGAAAGGCGGTTGCGCTCGGCTTCGGCTGCATCAGCGGCCGCCGCCGCTGCCGCCGCGTTCGCACCGCTCGCTTCGTCCGACGCCCTGTTGAACGTCTCCTGGCTGATAGCCCCGAGTTCAAACAACTCGTTCAGCCTCGCCAGTTGGATCGCTCGGTTCTCCTCGGCGGTTCGACTGGCTTCGGTTACTTGGATGCCCTCCGAGAACGCAGCGGATGTAGACGCCGCTTCTTTCTGTATCAACGCAAACTCTTCTGCGTACCTCCGCGCGTCAATCTGCCCGGTGCGAAAAGCCGACTGAAGGAACGCTAGATCAGTTGCAAACTTCTGTTGCGCGGCACCAGCACCAGCACTCGACGCCTCAAACGTCTTGAAGACATCCGTGACCTTCTTGGCCTCGGCGTCTAACTGCTCAAAGGCACGCTGGACGGGCGTAAGGGATTTCTGGACGCCAGAGGCGTCGGCAGAAATCTTCATCGCTAGTCCGAGGACGGTCGCCATGTCAGTTGAAGCCGAGTTGTTTCTTCAGATCGAGGATCGCGTCGAGTGCTTGAAGTTGGTGCTGCGGTGCAGGCTCAATCGGATTGAAATCGCTAGCCTTCGGCGTCGTACCCTTCTGGCAGTACGGAGCCATGAGTGCCGACGTAATCAGCCCGGTTTCAGCCCATGAATCAGGGATCGCCTCGTAGTGTCTTGTGTACGCCATCCACTCGGCCAACTCTCGCGTGGTCATCTCACGTTCGATCTGGCCGACTGTCATCTTCAAATGCCCCGCCAAGCGAAAGATGAACCGTCTCGCTGGGCGGATGTTTAGTTTTTTGCCAGTTCCTGCACATCGCTTTCGCTCATCGCGTTGTGCTTCATTGCTTTTTCAAACAGCGTCGAGACAACCTTGGCCGACTTGCTGGCAAGTTTCTCCACCGCCTCGTCGGTGAACAGCCGCTCGCCGCTTTCGGGATGGCACAAGCAGCGGGCAAGGAACTTCGTTCTGAAGTTATCGATTCCCGTTTCGCGCTTGCCGATCCACTCGCGCTCGTAGGCGTCACGCTCGCCGACCGTCATCACGCGGATGCCGAGCGTCATCGGCGTGCCGTCGCTACCGGGCCACTCCTTCACCGTCACCTTGAGGATTCCAAGGTCGTCGGCTGCAAGAATCTGTGCCGCGAGTTCTGCTGCTGTGAGTGCCATTGCTTTACTCCATGACGATGCGAAAAGTTCCGACGTAGCGAGTCACGTCGTTGACTGTCCCCGTCGCTTTGAGCGTCTGGCAGATAGCCTTGGTGGTCTGCGTCAAGCCGCCGCCTATGAAGGCGAGCGTGGCCTTGACGCCGTACTGAGGCTCTGTCAGTTGCGCAGTTGCGAAGGACGATACTTCTATAGTCCCTGCGTCAAGCGCGAAGCGACTCTCACGCCCGAGCGGCAAATCGCCGCCGCGCGTGATGTCGATCTTGGTGACCTCACCAAACGACACGCCGTTCCACGTGGCAGTGACGCCAGCACAGTTAATCGCCATGACGGTCCTCCGTCACTGCGACTACGAGCGGGCGATTCGGAGCGTAGCCTGCCCTCGGATCGCGTCGTTCGTCGCCAGCGTCAGCGTCGAGGAGTTGACCGTGTAGGCCACCGTGGACAGCAACGCGGTGCCGCCGACCGTGATGAGGCACGTGCCGGTAGAAGCGTCAGCGATGATGCTCTTGCCGATATAGTCGAACTGCACCTGACGGCCGGTGTCGGTGGTCGAACCCTGGA